AAAAGTACGGTTTACCTGATAAACATAATGTGACAATTATGATGACGGAGGTGCAAGAATGATTGTATTGTTGAAAGTTTGATGTATAATTAGAACAGGTGAACTATAAAGTTTTTCTAATTGTTCCCCCGCTACTGAGTAACTAAGCCCCACATTTGTTGCGCTTATGGCTTGTCGAGAGACCTGTCGTAAGCGCTTTTTTTATTTCACGAGAGGCAATAAGGAGCCGAGATGGCAGACGATAAACAGATTAAAGAAAAACCACCAGAAGATAAATCCGGGGAAAAACCACCGGAGAATAAAGACTTCGAAGGCTGGCTGAAAGCTCAACCTGATGATGTTCAGAAACTTTACGGCGAACACATTACTGGATTGAAAAACACGGTTTCCGCAACCAGAACGGAACGTGACGAATTTAAAAATCAATTGCGAGATGCAATTAAGAATGCAGAAAAAGGCTCAAAGCTCGAAGGAGACCTGACGGCAATGGTAGCCAAATTGGACAGCGCAAATGCACGTGCGGATTTTTACGAGACCGCTCCTACAGCTAAATGTAAAAACCCGAAAGCGGCATTTGCGATCATGGTGGCGAATGATCTAAGGACTCACACCGGTGAACCTGATTGGAAATCTATCAGGGAGGCAGCTCCGGAACTGTTCGGGGATGCTGCGGCTAACGCCGCTGCCGGAGCCGGGACCTTGAATCCACCGCCGCCATCTAATACCCCCAATGCCGCGATGAATGATTTTCTGAGAGGCAAGCGGGGGAATACAACCTAAAGGAGTATTCTATGCCTTACAACAATGTTATCTCTCGCGCTGATGCCGCGGCTCTGATTCCGACTGAGATCAGTCTGGATATTATCAAATCTGTTGCCGAACAAAATCCCCTCTTGAAACTTGCGCGCCGGCTGGCTAACTTGAGCCGCTCAGTGCGCTCTATGCCGGTTCTGAACGCATTGGCAACCGCTTATTTTGTGAATGGTGATACCGGTCTTAAGCAGACCAGTGAAATCACCTGGGCGGGCGTGAATGTCACTGCCGAAGAACTTGCTGTGATCGTGCCTATTCCGGAAGCTGTCCTGGACGATGCCAATTATGACATCTGGGGAGAAGTCAAGCCCCAGCTCGTCGAAGCTCTCAATGTTGCCATTGCTCAGGCTGTACTGTATGGCACGAACATCCCCGCAGCCTGGACGACTGATATGGGAAGTGCCGGTCTTGTGGCGGGTGCAAATACCGCTGGTCAGGTCATTTCCTTAGCAGCTTATGCTGATGCCTACGAAGCCATTCTGGGTGAAACGGGCGCCGGTGTTGATGGTCTGTTCATGCTTCTGGAAGCGGACGGTTTCATGGTGACCGGAAACTTGGGCCACACGAGCATGCGGGGGATCCTGCGTAATACCCGCGACATGAACGGGCAGCCGATCTTCAAGCCTTCCATGCAGGATGCAACTCGGTATGAGCTGGATGGCACGCCGATCTATTTCCCGACCGATGGATCGATTGTGGCTGCGACCAGTTTGCTTATCTCCGGCCAGTGGGATCAATTGGTCTATGCCATGCGCCAGGACATCACCTATAAAATACTGAGTGAGGCTGTGATCCAGGATGCTGGCGGGAAGATCATCTTCAACCTGGCTCAACAGGATATGGTCGCCCTGCGCGCTGTTATGCGCTTAGGTTTTGCTCTGCCTAATCCAATCAACCGTGAGAATCAGCTCGCGGCCACCCGGTACCCCTTTAGTATACTCACCGCTTAAGGAGGTGTGATATGGGTTTATTTCCTAAACAAGCTCTTTACTTCGAGGCCTTAACCGGTATTCCACGTGGGCCGCATAGCCATGTGTACCTGGTGGACGCTCAGCATGGAAGTGACAGCAATAACGGTCTTTCTTTTGAACGCCCTTTACTCACCTTGGCTGCTGCTGAGGATCTCTGTGTGACAAACCACAATGATGTTGTTGCAATCATTGGTGGTCCGACGCAGCTCAACCTGACCGCAAACCTAGCGTGGGATAAGAGTTATACCCACCTTGTGGGATTAACTGGTGATCTGCCGGGTGTTGGTCAACGAGCGCGGATTACCAGTGCCGCAGATGCCGCCATTGTCGAGATGCTTACGTTGTCCGGAAATGGGTGCATTTTCAAAAACCTCAACATCCAGAATGAATGCTCCGCGAATGCGGACTCTGGCGCAATGTCAATCACCGGGATGCGAAACTATTTGAAAAACTGTTTCATCTCAGGTATGTTGCATGCCACACCTGCCCTCCGAGCTGCTGCCTACTCATTGACAGTATCCGGACCAGAAAACTTTTTTGATGACTGCGCAATCGGCGTTTCAACTATCGTCCGTGGAGCTGCGAATGCAGAATTAATTCTCACTGGATCCAACTGCAAACGCAACCACTTCCGCAAGTGTCAGTTCTTGTCTCAATCTGTGACTGCCGGCAAAGTTTTAGTACGGATCGCGGCTGCCACTCAGATTTGGCAAATGACTTTTGAAGACTGCACCTGGTGGAATCTGGATTTGACCGGCGGTGGGGCGGATGGTGCCAGCATTGACCATGCGCTGGAAGATGGTGCCACAATGCATCATCACGTCTTTTTGAAGGGTCTCAATACCGCCCTGGGATGCACAGCATTTACCGACGTAGCAGCCTGTGTGTTCACTCATGGTGCCGCAGTTGGTGGAGCTGTAGCTCCGATCGCATTGAACAACCTGACGACCTAATCTATCAGGCGTCTAGTATTTGGTTTTTTGTGACATATAAAGGAGTATTCTATGACTGCAACAATTAATACACAAGTCGGGCATGGTCATCTGGTAATTGACCTTGTTGGAAGTGCGCTCACCAACGATATGGGCAACGTGCTCAATCCAGAGGGAGTCGCCTGCGTGATTACCGGCGCGATGCTCTATGTTGAACATGCAGGGGTGGCAACCTCCGACTTGCATATCGGTATCGGCGCTGCCTCCACCGGAGTGGCTCAGAATGACGTGGGAGACAACGTGCCAGTGGATCTCACTGCTGGCCATGTCCAAAACCTGGTCCACCCGACCGCCGCCAATACTGAGTTGACTGTGCCCGCAATCTGGCACGCCACCGACTACCTTACGTTTTTTGTGGATACCGCCCTCTCGACCGGCTTTATCGGTAAGCTTTTTGTCGACTACATCCGGTTGACAGACTGATCTTCCTCCCTCCTATAGGGGCGGTGAGCAGGCGGCCATACAGGTCGTAGTCCACCGCCCCGAAGGGATGTAAAAATGACAACCTCGGTAACTGCAGCTCAAATAGCTCAATTACGTAGAATGGCAGCCGAACCCCTGACTACCACTTATTCCGATGCACTGTTGACTACTTATATCGAGACTTACCCTATCCCTGATGGAGAAGGTCATTTCCCTGGCGAAGAGGATGAAGATTACTGGACTCCTACGTATGATCTGCATGCAGCTGCTGCAGATATCTGGGATGAAAAAGCAGCGGCAGTAGCAGATCGGCACGACTTTAGCGCCGATGGTGGATCTTATAATCGATCACAAGTTTATGATCAGGCAATCAAACAAGCACGTTATCATCGGGCACGACGTGCGCCGGCTACGGCAACCTTGCGAAAGCGGCCACGTGAGTTACATGCGGAAGATTTTCCCTGGATCGGGAATCTTCCCGAAAGTGATTGAACATGACCCCACAATTCAGTGCCGACGAGCTCGTCGATATGCGATCATGCCAGGAAGCGCATATGCTGGATGTGGGAAATATTCAACCGCGCACTCAGACCGCGGATGGTTTTGGTCAATTCATAGAAACATTCCCAACTAATAGTGCCGACCTGGCATGTGGCCTGGATATGCGCCCGGGAAGTGAAAGACGTAATGCGAATATGACCATTTCCACTTATGATGCAACCACGAGGTTACCAATTACCGCTGCTCCCACGGTTGGAGATCGATTCAGAATCACCAAACGTTTTGGTGAAACCCTGGCTGTAGCCCTGGTTTTTGAAATTGTCTCACCCATTCAAAGAGGTCCTTCCGGGATCCGCATCTTATTGAAACGAGTGGAGACATAATGCCATCCCCAAAGGTAATCGTAAAATTCAATTACACCCCGAAGGTCATCAAGGCTATAACCGGGGAGACACTCGCTAAAGCACTTATGGCCGGTGGCCAGGTTATTGAAGCACAAGCCAAGATCAACGTCGAGAAAACTTTCAGTTCGAAGTCTACTGGTGGTGCCGGCCTTGGTGGGAGCATACATACTGAGTTGGTGGAAAGCTCCGAGACCTCAGCGAAAGTGCATGTGGGACCATCTGTCATTTATGGGCGGATTCAGGAACTGGGTGGGGTAATCAAACCCGTCTTTGCGAAAATGTTGTCATGGGTTAATGACGCGGGGGAAAGGGTTTTTGCAAATGTGGTTCACATCCCCGCTAGACCTTATCTTAGACCAGCAGTAGATAACAATCTCGATAAGATCAAAGATGCAATTGGCTATCAGATCGAGAAGTCGATCAATGAGGTGCTTTGATGACTATAACTACCCTCGAGGAAAGTTTGACAACATTGTTTTTGGCAACCGCCGGTATAACTAATCTGGTGGGGACGAGGGTTTATGGAATGAAGATTACACAAGGATCCACCTTCCCGTGTCTTACTAAACAAAGGATCTCAACCCCACGTCTTCATACTATGGACATGAGTGGATCTTCTGGTACTCTAGCTCATCCCCGCTTTCAAATCGACGTATGGGGAGTATCAGAGATATCTGTAAAAGCCGTGACGGATGCAGTACGAGCTGCTCTGAATGGCAAAACTGGTTCTTTGGGAACAGGAGCGCTCAGTATTAGGGCTGCTTTGGTTGAGGAAGAAGCCCCGGAATATGAACCTGAAACAGACTTATATCGCTCGCGAAGCGATTATATTATTTGGCAGGAGGAATAATGACTAAAAATGCTGCGTTTGGTACGATTTTTAATATAGGAACTCGACAGGTTGAGACTGCCGTTATTGTGGGTACGATTGTCAACCCAGGTAATGCTACGATTACAACTACTGCGACGACTCTTGTGGCGGAGTCTCCAGTAGTGACCAGCGTAGCCGTGCTGGCTGCGGATACTGCGGATGTGGTAGCAGCGAAGATTGCCGCAGCTCTCAACGCGGTTGCAGCACTGACGGATCATTTTCAGATCACGTCTGTTGGTGCGAATGTTATTTTGAAAGCGCTACTGCCAGCCGCCAACAATGCATCCATCAATCTGGCTTATACCAATGACACCTGCAGTGGCTTGACACCGGACGCCAATTCTGACGATACCACTGCCGGGGTTGCTTATGTAGCCGTTGCCAACGTGACCAATATTGGTGGACCAGGCTTGGCAGCGGATACCGTTGATGTCACTACTCACGATAGTACAAGTGGCTGGGAAGAAGTGGTCAGTACGATCTTGCATTCCGGCGAGGTCAAATTAGATATCGTCTATGATCCCAACGCAGCCAGCCATAGTTATGCAACAGACGGCCTGGCGGAGCGATATGTGAGTAAGAAACTTACCAGGTGCCAACTTATCTTTCCAGGTCCTTACACTTGGACGTTCAGCGCTTATGTGACCGGCTATGAACCTTCTGAATCTGTCGATGGCGCATTGACGGCGGCGATCACACTCAAATTAACAAATGCGCCAATTCTTGTTTAAGGAGAAACTATTATGGCAAAATATTCTGCGTATGGAACTACCTTTACTGTTGCAGGGGCAGCGGTAGTTCAGGTTTCCAACATTTCCGGGCCCGGTTTATCACTGGACACTGTGGATGTCACATCTCATGATTCAACCGGAGGTTGGGAGGAAGTTGTCGGCACGATCCTTCGTAGTGGTGAAGTCAAACTGGATATCGTTTATGATCCCAATGCGGCTACTCACAAGAATGCCGCCAATGGTTTGCTGGCTAAATTGATTGCCAAGACTGTCGCAGCTTGCACTCTCGTGTTTCCGTCCACTCCAGCTGTGACATGGACTTTTAACGCACTGGTAACAGGTTTTGAACCATCTGCTTCAGTTGATGGTGCACTGACTGCATCAGTAACATTAAAAATTAGCGGGGCCCCGACGTTAGTCTGAGGAAAAAAATATGCCTTTAACACGTGACCAGATTTTATCTTTAAACGATATCCAGATCGAAGAAGTTGACGTACCCGAATGGAAAGATACCGTCTTTGTGAAAAGCATGACCGGGATGGAACGCGACTCTTTTGAGTCTTCCATCATTGAGATTCGAGGTACATCCCATAAGGTTAATCTTGTTAATGCCCGGGCTAAACTCGTTTCGCTAACTGCCTGTGATAAAGAGGGTGTGCTCCTGTTTACCGAGCAGGATGTTAAGGCACTTGGTAAGAAAAATGCCGGAGCATTGCAGCGGATCTTTGGGGTAGCCCAACGTTTATCCGGATTATCTCCCGAGGACGTCGAGGAATTGACGGAGGGGCTCGACAAAAGCCCTTTCGAAGGTTCACCTTCAGGTTAGCTCTTGAATTAGGCATACCTCGTGAGGAAATGCTACGAAGGATGTCGAGCGCAGAACTTACTGAGTGGATGGTATTTTCAAAGATGGAGCCATTTGGTAGTGAAGTCGACTTACTCGGGCACGCAATTGTGGCAGCAACCATAGCCAATGTGAACAGACAAAAAGGAACTAAGCCTTACAACCCAAGTGACTTCATGCCGAAATTCAGTGGAGAGACACGCAAAGAACAGACAGTTGAGGAACAGGTGCAAATAGCGGCTATGATGACGATTGGTCTGGGTGGTCAGGATCTCCGGGAAGGATCTGAGAATGGGTAATACTTTGATGTCTCTTCTGGTAGCCCTGGGTCTTGACTCAAGCACACTGGATGCTGGTCTGGAGAAATCCGAAAAAAAGTCCGCTATTTCAGCGGGTAAGATTGGTTCAAGTCTACTGAGTATTGGTAAGGTGGCAATGGTGGGGAGTATAGCTATTGCCGGCGCGGTTACCATGACGGTGAAAAACTTTGCTGAGGAAGCTGATGCCATAGATGAGATGTCTATAAAAACGGGTATTGGTACCAAACAGCTTCAGGAACTGGCGTATGTTGGAAATGTAGTGGGAGTTCCACTTGACACCATTACCGGAAGTTTGTCGTTTTTGACCCGCAACATGAATGCTGCAAAGGGGGGTACGGGCGCACAGGCGGAAGCGTTTGCTCAGTTAGGTATCTCAATTTTAGATGCCAACGGCAATTTTCGTGATGCTGTCACTGTCCAGGGGGAAGTCTTTGCTGCTCTGAATAAAGTCCCCAATGAGACAGAGAGAAATGCTCTCGCAATGAGCCTCTTTGGTCGATCGGCAATGGAACTTAACCCACTGATAAAAACCAGCACAGAAGAACTTGCTGCATTAAAGGTTGAAGCAAACGAATCGGGTGCAGTAATGTCAGATGCCGCGATAAAAGGCGGAGCTGCTTTGAGTGATTCCTTTATGGCATTACAAGCCAGTGCAAAAGGGTTGGTTGGAACTCTCGCATCCTCCTTTGTGCCTATGTTTCAAGATATTGTTGACGGTGCCAAAAAATACGAGACCGCTCTGAGTAAAATACTGAGTGAGGCGGGTGGGGACACCACTAAAATAGCGGCAGGCGTAGGTAAACTTGTTGGTCAAATTGTGTCTGACATCGCTCTTGGTTTGCCCAAAATGATCGAAATGGGCTTCAAGATTTTCTCGTCGATTGTGACTGGATTACTTTCAAATCTCCCTGCTATTTTACAAGCAGGGTTGACGATGATTATTACACTGGTTAAAGGCATCGCGGAGACTTTACCCACCCTCATTCCTCAAATTGTGCAAGTAATTATTGATTTGGTTAAAGTGCTCCTGGACAACCTGCCAATGTTGGTTGAAGCAGGGATAGCACTTTTACTTGGGTTGCTGGACGGGATTGTAACTGCCCTGCCTATACTTATTAAGGCGTTACCTGATATTATCGTGAAGACGGTGGACGCGCTTATGCGCGCTATGCCGCTGCTGCTCACAGCCTCAGGTGAAATTATTTTTACCCTCGTCGACGGAATTATCACCTCCCTCCCTGTTCTTATTCAGGCTATTCCTCAAATAGTCGAGGGCATAGTCAAAGCGATAGGGGATAATTTCCCACTGATTCTCGACGCTGGTTGGAAGGTAATCGTGATGCTGGGTCAGGGAATTGCGAACGCATGCGTGAACCTGTGGACGCAGGTGAAAAAATTGGGTTCGGACATTATCACAAATATTTCCCAGGGTATCAGCAATATGGTGAATTCCCTCTGGAGCCGCGTGGTTTCAATCGGTTACAGCATCGTGAATGGTATTGTAAGTGGAATTCAAGGTGCGTGGCAGTACCTGGTGAACACTGTTACCGGCGGAATTGATAATTTGATTGCTGGAATTAAATATCAACTGGGTATCAGCAGTCCCTCAAAACTTTTTGCGGGCATCGGTCAGAATATGGCCCTTGGGTTGACCGGTGGATTTTACGACAATCTGAGTGGGTTGGATGCCTCGCTCGTGGCAAATGTTACCAAAAATGTTTCGAGTGTTGGCGGTTCCCCAGGGATGTCACCCACTACCTCTTCCCCCGTGCTGAACGAGGAAAAGCTAGCTCGAATTTTACGTGATCTAATGGTGATGACCCAATGACCTTCGAAGGTATATTTTTAAGTGATTACAAGGTCTATGTGAATGTGACCGCGGGTTGGGTGGACATTACCTCATATATTATTTCCCCGATCAATTTTAGTTGGGGAAGTCAAAGCTCCGACCCATTGGATCTCGTTGCTATTACAGGTACTCTTGATTTTACATTAAATAATGCGGATCAGCGATTCACCCCTAACTATGCAAGTGTTGTGGCTGGGTGGAAAAAGGGTATTGGAATTAAGGTGGTACTGGAGTATGACGGGGATACGTACGTGCGCTGGAAGGGGAATGTAGAATCCATTGTAATTGAACCGGAGCAGCAGGGGTATAGGACTGTAAAAATCTCCGCGGTTGATTGGTTGAATTATGCCGCCACAAACCCCATTATAAATACGGGGGTTTTATCCAACAAACGTGGGGATGAAATAATTACCACCCTACTGGGATTGATTCCAATCGCACCCGCGGCGACGAGTCTTGAAACAGGTGAGAATGTTTTCCCCACCGCCCTGGATGCGATCGGATCTAAAACACGTGCCATGAGTGAGTTTGGGAAAATTGCGGCATCGGAGTGCGGTCATATTTACTTGAAAAAAGATAAAGCAAACGGTGAAACCCTGGTGTTTGAGGCGGCCACCGCACGTAATGGATTAACTTCCTTATCCCTGGTTCCGTACACTATTGCGGACTCTGGTTATTTACTAAAGGAGGATGGGGGATATTTACTAAAAGAGGACGGTGGAAAAATAGTTTTGGACGTTGCCACCTCTTTCTTGGTGGATAACACGATGTATGATCTGGAGGTGTCCTACGGTGATAATGTAATTAATTATCTTACCGCCCAGGCTAATCCCCGGCGCCTCGATGCTGCACCTGTTATATTATTTCAATTGGATAAGGCCATTCCGATCGCAATCGGTGAGACCGTTACCATCGAGGGAACATACGCGAACCCAAGTGGCGGTGGTCCAGTCAGCGGTCAGGATATGATTACTCCCGTAATAACCACCGACTACTTAGGAAATGTTCTTGAAACAGGGCTTGGGGCGGATATCTCCGCCAATCTTACGATAACCATTACCTATGGTTCCAGTGGGTTTACGGCAACCGTTACCAGTACGGCCATTGGGTGGATTACAAAATTTAATTGTCGGGGTTTTGGAATATATGTATATAACCCCGTGCAGAACGCGGTGAGTGATGACCCAAGTATTGATGAGTTTGGATATTACTCAAAAACACTCGATCAAAAATATCAAAATACCATTG